TGCCCGTCGCGCGCCGGGCGATTAGTACGCACCGGCCCATATGAATTTCACCGAGTTCCCCCGGCCTTGGGCACCTCATAGAACGTCGAGCGCGAGAGTTTGTAGCATCCACTGAAAAACGATCGCCGAAATCATGATCGCCTGGCAAGGTTTTTGCTCACGCGGATGCAGAACATCCATCACACAGCATCCAAGACAGACCGAAGCGATGCGGGATCATTGACAGCCAACAAGTGGTGTTGCTCCCATACACGAAAGGCAGCTGAACAGTTTGAAGCGGACGATGCAGCGTACAGGACAAGTGACGGCAATGGGCCGGCATGGGTCCGCCGAGCAACGCACGATTAGCGCGCCTAGCTCAGCTCGCGTTCGCTTCGGCTGGGCGTTGCTGTATCCAGCGCCATAACAGATGATTTCGCTCGCTCCATGCATGACCGCTCGGCACTATTGCCGACATGGACGCCAACGAACTGCATCGCCTCCTTCGAAACCTGATCCGCACGGGTCGGGTGGTCGATGTCGACTTCAACAGTAAGCCGCCAACCTGCCGCGTGGCGACCGGCGATTCCGACACCGACGGGTTGCAATCGAATTGGGTCCCTTGGCTGACGGTGGCGGCAGGCGAAACACGCGAATGGCTGCCGATCAGTAAGGGCGAGAAAGTGGTCTTGCTCGGCCCGTCTGGCGACCTCGCGCAGGGCATCGCCTTACGCGGCCTCTTCTCAGATGCCCTTCCAGCGCCGGACCAATCGCCGAGGACCCACACGCGTGTATACGCAGACGGTGCGCGCATCAGCTATGACCATTCAGCGCATGCGTTGACCGCCACCCTACCGGCGGGGGCAACCACACGCCTTGCTGCTCCGGTTTCCGTCACCATCGAAACCCGGTCCGCGACGCTCAAAGCCGACGAGGTGACGCTCGACAGCAAGCGGACGACGTGTACCGGCGCCTTGCTCGTGAAAGGGCCGTTGGCATTCGAGGCAGGTCTTTCGGGCACGGGCGGCGATGGACAAGCCGCGATAACGATCGATGGCGGTGCCAAGTTCACCGAAGACGTTGTAGCCGGCGAGATCAGCCTCATAGGCCACCCGCACCGCGCAAACGGCGAGTTCGCCGTGACAACGAAGCCGATCCCGGGGGCCGCGTGAAGGGAATGAACGCAAACACCGGACGCGTCCTGGCCGGCCGAGAGCACCTATCGCAATCGATCGGAAAGATCCTCACGACGCCGCTGGGCGCGTGTATCCAGCGTCGGACCTTCGGCTCGGAACTTGTCGACCTCATCGACGCCCCCGTCAACGGGGCCACGCCGATTCGCCTGTATGCCGCCATTGCCACCGCGCTTATGCGCTGGGAGCCACGGTTGACGATCACGCGGGTACAGCTGATCGCAGACACTGACGATGTGATGACCGGGCAGCAATACGTCGAAATCGAAGGCTGGACAGACGAAGCCGACGAGCCCGCGTCGTTTCGCGCACCGATTCCGACAGGTGCATGAGCATGAACGGCACCCCGATCGACCTTTCGCAGCTTCCGGCGCCGAGCATCGTCGAGCCGCTCGACTTTGAGACTCTGCTCGCGGAGCGTAAAGCGCGGCTCATTGCCCTGCACCCGGCGAATGAGCGCGCCGAGATCGCAGCGACCCTCGCCCTCGAGTCCGAGCCGATCACGAGGCTGCTGCAAGAGAACGCATATCGCGAACTCCTCTTGCGCCAGCGCGTCAACGACGCCGCTCGTGGCGTGCTGCTCGCCTACGCCCGGAAAGGCACGCTCGATCATCTCGCTGCGTATTTCGACGTAAAGCGCCTACTTGTGAGCCCTGGCGACCCGAAGAATGGAATCGCCGCGGTATACGAAGATGACGATAGCTTACGAGAACGGACTCAGCTCGCGCCCCGCGGCTTCTCCGTCGCAGGCCCCGATGAGGCGTATGTCTTTCACGCGCGCGCCGCAGACGGCCGTGTCCTATCCGCCTCGGCCCGCAGTCCTGAGCCGTGCGTGATGGTCGTCACCGTCCTGTCGCGGGAGGGCGACGGGACCGCAAAAGACGATCTGCTTGCCATCGTGCGGAAAGCGCTTGAACGCAAGCGTCCGCAAACCGACCGAGTGATTGTTCGAAGTGCGAAGATCGTCCGGTACGCCGTGCGAGCGACGCTTCGATTTTTTTCCGGACCGGACCGCGCAGTCGCGCTTCGCGAAGCAAACAAGCGCGTCAAGAAGTTCACCGTGGACATGCACCGCATCGGCATGGAGATTACGGTCGACGGACTACATGCGGCAATGCGCGTTGCCGGCGTTCAGAAAGTGACTCTCGACTCGCCAGCGGGCGGCCTCGCCGTTACAGCAGAGCAAGCCGCGTACTGCACCGGCGTCAATTTGATCGACGGTGGAGTGGCCGATGAATAGTCTGCTGCCGCCCAACGCTACGGTCCTCGAGCGACGACTCGCTCGGGCCAACTCGAGCATCAGTGACATCGCCGTCGACATTCGCTCATTGATCGACCCCGACAACATACCCCTGCCCTTCTTGCCCTGGCTCGCATGGCATGTCGGCGTCGATACCTGGAAAGACTATTGGCCTGAACAGGTGAAGCGGGCACGTGTAAAAGCGGCGATCCGCATCGCACGTATCAAGGGGACTGCGGAAGCCGTCCGCATGGTGTGCGCGTCGTTTGGCGCGAACGTCGTCATGCGCGAGTGGTTCCAACTGACGCCGCCGGGCCGACCCGGCACGTTCGAAATCGTGATGACGGCCGGCGCGCGCGATGGTGTTCCGGCCAGCGCGGAATACGTCGCAGACATTCGCGCCGAAGTCGACCGGGCGAAACGCGGTACGGCGCATTACGTCTTCAAACAAGGCTACAGCGCAAGCGGCAGTCTGCGCGTCGGCGCCGTCGCGCGCGCTGCCGTCTACCGGCGACTACACCTCGCGGAGTCCTAATCATGCCCGGGACTCTAATTCGAATCACCAATGCCGGCCGGGCTGCCCTCGTCGCTCCGGGCAACGTCGGCACGGCCTCGCGCCGCGTCGCAGCGATCGGATTGGCAACGGCCGCCTTCCCCTTCAAGGAGGACATGAAGACGCTGCCGCACGAACGCAAGAAGGTCACGACATTCGGCGGAGGAACAGTCGCGCCCGACACGCTGCACGTGGTGATCCAAGACGACTCAACCGACGAGTACCAGCTTTTCGGGTACGGGCTCTACCTCGATAACGGCGTGCTCTTCGGCGCCTACGTGCAGAGCACCCCCATCCTCGAAAAGTCGCCGGCCGCAATGTTGCTGCTCGCGAGCGACATTGTGTTCACTTCGATCGACGTGGCTCAGATCCAGATCGGCCCGGCCTCGTTCTTGAATCCGCCTGCGACGACTGAGCGAAAAGGGGTAATCGAACTCGCGACGCAGGCCGAAGTCGACGCGAGCACAGACGACACGCGCGCATTAACGCCAAAGACCGCAGCGATGCGGTATGCACGGCTGAACGGCCCGACGTTCACCGGACCGATCGTCGCCGCGTTCGACGCCGGTGACAAGTCGGCACACGTGACCATTCGTCCACCAGCCGGCAAACTCAGCCGTGCGAGCCGCATCCGCATGTTCGGCACGTTCGGTGGAGCTTCGAAAGACACGTCAACGCAGCTCGTCACGACGATTCGGGCTGGCTTCGATCAGGGTGAGTGGGGCTCCGAGTACCTGGACATTCGGCTGAACAACGGCCGAGCAAACAGCGACGCGGCCGACGCCGGACAGCAACGCGTGCTGCGCCTGAAGGCCGGCGGGCGGATGCTCGTTGGCACGATCGCGGACGACGGCGCGCACGCGCTCCAAGTCCAAGGTGCAATGAAGGCATCCCGAAGCGTCGTCAGTTGCGGGCGCGATCCCGGGGGCGCGAATTTCCGGGCAGTCGCTGGCGACTACGGAATGATGGTGCGCAACGACGGAAAGCAAGCAGCACTGCTGTCCACAGCACAAGGCGATCCATTCGGGAGTTACAGCACCTTCCGTCCGTTTGGCTGGGACTTCACATCAGGCAAGGTATTCATCGATGGGACGGGGAACGGCACGTCGTTTGGCGGCACCGTTACGACGAAGGGCCATCTGACCGTCGGCCAGAACGTCGATGAATCACGCATTCGGCTGGCCGCGGTCGACGGCTACCTGTACGCGAACGCGAAAAGTGTCGGCTATGCATCACGAGCTGCCGGCGGATTCCACTACGTCT